CTTTATACAACCAGACAGGTGGGGAAGATGCTATTCAAGCTACTCAAGCACACCAGCCGTTATTGTATAATGCAGGGTTGCTTGTAAGATCTGGAAGTAGTCCTGCTTGGGAGTATCCAGTAAGTAATCCTCAGAGGAATTTAAGAGTACAAGGGCTTCAAGATATACTCAAGTTAGATTCTTTCTTTGTAGCAGAAACGAGCGATGCAGCGTTGGGATATCCTGTAGACCCGACAGTTGGATATAGGTACGCATTTGTAGCAGAAGACTCATCTACAAATACTGGTCTGGTTGGTGGATATGGTTCTCCTGTACTAGAAATTAATGGAGTGCAACAATCACCTTCAACTCGGGATGACGTACATACAGCGTACCAAGGACGGAAACTTGTTTATCACAGAAATGCAAGTACAAGATTCTGGGGAGCCGTTGACATGGGTCACTTTGCAGGAATAACCAACTACAGTCTAAATATTGAAAATACCAAGTTCTCCGAATGGATCTTCTTTGATTCTGGCCAGTCAG